GTTTAAAGTAGCCAATCGAATTTCATTAGTGCAAACAACCGAAAATCACAAATGAAATTTGGAGCCGAATGGGGCACTGCGGGTGCCGAATACCGGGGAGTTGAAGGAGGATCCCTTGCCTCTTTTTACAAGATGATAGAAAGAACCTAACAACTAACAGGTAAACCTAAATATGAGTGAGCTAGATGACAGGCTCACAAGAACCCTACTATGGGCTGAACAGTAAGTACAGCTGTGTCATAGGTGGGATGGACACAGTGGGGAGCCTTATTAGCCAGAAAAGCACGGACTGAATTATATGTCTCTCTACCGTGCAGAGCCAATTCAATATAAAAAGAATTTAGCTGGCTTTGAAAGTCTCCAGTTGTCCATTGGATCCTGTCCAGCATGTTTTGCAAATCAAGAGCCCCAACTATCTTTGGGGCGAAGTCCAATTGTTTTGGTCTACGCTTTAAAAAAACCACCTGATGTTTTGGGGCCCAGCTGATGTCTCCCTCCTTAATGGCAGGAGTGATGCTAGCACCAAACCAAGACTTGAAACATTGGACGATGTCAGTGATGTTGGATTTCTTCTTGGCCGAAATGATGACATCATCCCCGTAGGCTGCAACAAAGACCTCCTCACAAGAATAGCCTTGATAGAACGCCCATGTGTAGCACATAAGCATGTTGCAGACAGTATTCATTAGGGTGGTCAAGGGAGAGCCAGAGGGCATCCCACCACTAACATGCCAGACCTCATCACTAACCCGCTCCACAGAGTCAATAGTGAGCATCGCCAATTTGCGGCAAGTCTCGGGGCTTTCATGGAAGGACACCAGGACATCCAGACAATGAATCATTAGCTCCCTAGAGAGTGAGCCATCAAAGCCAGAATAGTCAATTTCCAAGCAGTGGGGATGGAGGCGGTCAAACAATTCATCAAATTCAGTGTATGGATTGATGCCAGGTCCGAACCCAACCTCTCGACCCTTAACAAACAGATGCATCATAATTTGGCCAAAGAGCATTCTACAAGCTATAGTATAATCAAAGCTTGCTGCCTCAATGCTCCTGGTTTTCCCCTGTTTGATCTTCTCCAATTTTCTAAGTTCATCTTTCAAGTAGGTGACAAACTCGACCTCTGGATTCTGAGCTAAGAGCAGGTGCAGGACATCACGCTTAAAAGACTGATCCTGCACACACTGGCGCTTGGACATTCCCTTGTACTTTATCCCAGGGGACTTAGACCAATCAATAGGAAGGATGGAATTATCAATAGCTTCGCGATACTCCAGCGAGCCAACCGGTGGCACAACAGTTGACAAGAGCCTAGTGACATGGGCTTTGGCGGCTATGAAACAGTCTTCTGGTGGCTTGAAGATGTTTCCAACGTATTTTGCTGCAGCTCTCTTTGTTATGTCTTCAACGGGAACCTCCAGGCGTGGATCGGCCCTTGACAGGACAGCTGGAGCCAGAGCGCTGTCACAGTAGACTGGTGATGGCACAATGCGGCTTCGCCTTGGCTGGTGGTAGACCGTCCCTGGCTCAATCTTCACCACCGTTCCTTGAGATTGCCACAAATACCTCTCAACGCGAGCTGCTATGCCCTGATGTCCATTTCCAGCCACATGAAGACCCAACACCATGGGGTTGCCCCCAACCATCCCCACCAGGACCCCACCACAGGAACCCCTGGCAGTTTTAGCATGATAGCAATAGGTCCTGCAGGTAATGTGGCCCTCCTGAGTAGCAATTGGATCAAAAGGCCTAATGCCAGTCACTTGAGTAGCAAGGAGAGAGTTATCACGAAAGTACAGCAAGTAGCCGTCCCCATGGTACTCACCTGAGTAGACCTTATTGACCAGTTGCTTGAATTGAAGGTTGGTGTCAATTGTAAGAATTGCCAGATCTTGTTCAGAGTCATTGACTTTAATCCACTCCACCTTGGTGACACTGTACACTATGTCTTTATGTTTGATGAAAGACCGGTCCATATTGTGGCCATAGGTGAGCACCTGCTTACCTCCCAAGATAAGTCCAGTGGACCCTGATGAACCTACTTCTACAAGTCTATCCTTGAGATGGAAGAGATTGGGCCCTTCTGACCGAAACTCTCGATAGACCTTAGGCTTGAGTTGCTGGGGACTTCCCTCATAGACACTGGAGTTGCCAAACAATTTAGGAGCTACCGACACTGCCACGGATAACAGAGTGGCCACTGCTGATATGCCAACTAACCAACATTTATTACGCTCAAAAAACCCTCTAGCCTTGTCTAGAAGCTGCCTCAGCCATGATGAGACACGGACCTTGGTTTGTTCTGAATATGGGGCTTCATCCTCTTCTTCCTCACACTCAAAAAGGGAGGGGCCCTGGGAGAAGAAAGTCAACACGCTCATACGGGTAGCCAATTGTTTAGAGATCTCATCTTTAAGAACGTCCCAATTTATTGTCTGCCAACAGGGCCGCCCATCCTTGGACACATTCACCTCCCAGCAAGAACAGTCATCCCAAGCCTTCTCCACCATGACCTTGTGCATGTCCAGGCGGCCATCCAAAGTGCAGTAGAAGGCATGGGGCCGAATGCTTAATTCAATGGGAAACCTACGACGAAGGGCGTCAGGAGTTGTTAAGACCTGAGTGTCAAAGGATGTTCTATTTGTGGTAGCAATGACAACCTTACTATTGTAGAGCGTCCCTTTGCTATTAAGGTCTGCTTTTGGAACTATGAATGAGGCTGAGGATATCATTTGGCAGAGGAGGGCAACATCTCCTTCCTCTCTAAGCTGGCCTAAATCATCAATGTAGTGGATCTCTTGCCCATTATACCCATCCATATGTTTTGAGCCAGTCGGATGGTAATAGACATCATAGCCGAGAGAGGTTTTGAGCTCTTTCATGATCCGCTGAGCAAGGAAAGACTTGCCCGCTCCAGGGCCACCACTAATCCAGATTCCAAGAGGCTCCATACGAGCTGAGCCAGCCTCAACGCAGTCGAAAGTCACCTTACCCATACGGCCTTGCATATAATTTATCTTTTGAGAAACCTGGCTAAGTGGACCACCTAGGGGTAGCAATGAGAGGTCTCTAAGGCGTGCGGAGAGAACTTCATGATATTGTCGAGCACTCTTGCCAGTGGCATAGGCTTTATCAGTGGCCATTGCAACCAGATGAGCATCACACTGGGCTAGTGTGGTTGTGATCTGCTCAAAGCGGCTCTCCACTTCATCCACCTGGTCAGAGTCACCTCCAAATACCTTGTCCCTCATCCAAGAGAAAAAGCTTTTAAATTGTTCTAACCACCACTTGACATTTTTTGCCACCAAACTCCAATCATTAAAATCCTTTGGGCCCTCACTATTGAAGATTGGGCGATTTTCTGGACAGTCAAAATCTTGGCAGTCAGACCCTACCTTCCCTTTAACCCAGCGTCCTAACCCTTTGAAATCCCCTTTTATACAGAGCTGGGCGAACTTAGAAATGGCCTCATCCAATTCATTATCAAACACATCCATAACTAACAGGGCTGAGAGCATGGCTGTATTGATCAAGTTGGGAGAGTGGCAGTAGAGAACCAGGTAGCAGACTAACCTTAACACAAATTTGATGGCCAGGCGAACCACTGCAGTTTTAATTTGTTTGGAAAAGAGGGAGACAATAACAGATGTTATAGACCCCATCACATTCACATCCTGGGATGACAAAGTCAAGACACCTAGAGATGCCAACACTGCAATACAACATGCCTTACGGACCACATGGCTCTGACAGGGCGTAGCTACGCCCAACACATCCTTTGCCCAGGTTTCACAATTGGCATCAAAGCCATACTTAACTTTCTCCAATTCCAAATTCTTTGCCAACCTCTGGGCTTCTGGAGTGAAGAGATCCTCAGCTACTTGCCAGGATCCATCATCAGGAGTAGAAACTATTGGAACTTCTTTCTTTGTTAGGGCGGAAAGCAGATTATCTGAATTGACTTCAAAGATCCTAGCTCCAATACGAGCCCCATAGTGTTTGTAAAGGCCCCGATCTTTAAACACCAATTGGACCAAGCAATTTCTATATGGTGGGATCATGAGGAACCTAGATGTTAAATCTAGAGGATTTTTAGACCACTGGAAGGATGAGAGCCCAGCATCTTTCAGGAACTGGGGGAAGTTGGAACCAGGGTCTTCGTGTCTAGTGTGGTAGATGACACAATGACGCCTCCAGCCCGGATAGCTCGTGTCCATATAGGCCAAAAAGTCCTTATTTTCCTGGGTCCATCTCCCCTCCTCCAAGACCCAGATGAAGCCTTTTATCTCTTCTTGAATGCTAAAGCGCTCTGGGGTGTCCACAATCTGCGTGCCACAAGGGAGGGTTGCTGTGCGCATCTTGGTTGTAACTGGGGTGGAACTAAGGCGACTTGGAAAATAGTCATGGCCCAAGATCATATTACAGAGCCGGGACTTCCCCGACCCAGAGCGCCCCACCACAACTATCTTTGGCCCGGGATTCCTCTCTACATCACCACAAACACAGATATCAATCTGGGGCTCCAAATATTGAACAGACTCACTGCGGAACCAGTAGAGAGCATCTCGGCCCTGATGGGTGACAAGAGCGGCTTCTCCAGCCAGGACAGCACTATGTTGATAGTCCTGCATTTTATATTCTTTGCCAGAGATGGGGCCGGGCGCAAAGCCCACACAAGCCTGCTGACCATTCTGAAGCTCCACTGGCCCAGGGTTTGATTCTACATCTCCACCTAGCAGAACATCCTCATGGGCTGAGCGCTCCTTTTCAAACTGTGGAAGAGGGAGCCGAATTGCTGAGCGCACATAGCCTTGGCGTCCAACCCTAGCACCAGCAGCCCTAGTATTCGATGTGAAGGCAGGCTGGGGCATGTCCAGGAAGAACTTTGGATCTCTCAGGGATATGTACACTGTGAAGGGGATAGCCCCCTCACCACTAGCGTACAAATAGCCAAATGCTGGGGTGTCCTCCAGCCTAAGCGGCCTCAATGGAGTGTGTGCATAGTAAGGACAGGCGAATGTTTTCACCTCACCTGGGGGCACCAACACCGCACCTAATGAGAAGATAGTCGATTCATCTGATGGGTTGTGTTGTTCCTCAATGATATAGGTGTGGGCTAACACCAGGAGTCCTGTTCCCCTGTTATGCACAGTAAGGACAACCTCCCCAGTAAAGTAAGCAAACATGGTCATAAGAGATCCATGGCCATACTGAGGAACTTTCAGAGGTATGACAGAAGCTGAAGTCTCTGCTGGTGAGGTATACTTCCCATAGTAGAAGGCACGGCCAAAGAAATTTGGAATGAGAGTATGGGAAGCAGTCTGAATGGGAACTTCCTTAATAGTGAAGTTTAGAAAACTTTGGACCTCATCTATGAGCTCTGTGTCATCCCCCTGAATGTGGTAGTCTCCATAGCGGGGGCAGAAGAAATCAACATCTGGCCCCAGGCGGACCAAGATGATCATTTGGATGGCCGGGTTGGCAGTAGAATTAACTGTTTGGCGGTTGATAGAATGCACATAGATGCTACCATAGGCCGAATCGCACCGCCGCCTCCAATTTGGGTTAGTGAAAGGAATGGTTAGTCTAGTTGCCACACTGGAGATATCCCCAGTGGCAAAGATTGAATTCCTAACCTGGGCCACAGTTAGATCCCTAGCAGAGAGATCTGGATACCAGGACACTTGGAAGCGTCCAGAAGTGAGAGAGGATCCAAATGCCAGGACAGCGATTTCCAAGCTACCCCTCCAGAAAAGAAACTTATCAAACAGAAACCCAATATTACCATAGGAAAAGGGCTCAAAATTTGCCTTGAAGATTTGCGCTCCAAGTGCTCCAGTTGTAGTCCAATCAAATGATGCCATGATCTGCCAATGCCTGGCTGGACTCAAAAGACTAGTCTTGGCCACTTTGGCTCCAGCAGTGGTGTTGTCAACCAAAGTGCCCTCCCCTGCAAGAGCAACTGTTTGACAGTCATTCATTATTTTAGAGTTCCCAGCCATTACGGCACCGGGGGCTGGGTCCACCACCATACGGGTTGGCCCCTGATCCCAGGGTCTTGGACACTGGAGGTCCATGTCCAGCATTTCTCCATAGACAGAGTAGTCAATGTTTGTGGAGGTGCCAGTCCCACAACGATATCTGCCCAAAACCCACACAATTATGTGGGCAGTGGCTGTGCCTGATCCAGTATAGTCCACATAACTGTTAAAATTAATGTAGGGCACTACTAGTGAACTCATAGTTGTCGACCTGGCATCACACCTGACATGTGGCAGTGTCAGCAGCGCATCTGTATCAAACTTCCAGTTTGTCGCTGTACCTTTCGCTGGAATGCAGTGAGCATAGCCAGGAGGGACGAAAGACAAGACCAAGCAGCCCTGGGAACCTGGAGGTGGGTTAAAAGTAAGATGGAACCTATAGCCACATCGCAGAAACCGGAAGAAGCGGCTCTGACCATATGCAGGGAAATTGGAGTCATGGAAAAAGACATTTGGAAGGTCCCAATTCTCAATAACCTCATACATGACATCATTGCTTGTCCAGGTTGCTGTACCAATCAACACTGCTTTAGCTGGATTAACCTTGGCCGTGTCGACTTTCAAACTACAAGATAAGAAGTCATCTGTACTACCACTAGTAGAATCAGCTACCCCCACTTGCTGCACTGGATGAGAAGATTGAACTGATGCATTATCTGATTGAGCTGCTTGAATAGACCCAACCCCGGTCACAGCATCTGTCACTATCTCTGTAGCAGCTGTGGCAAAGTTATTGACATCGGCAACAGCCCCGTTGACCGCGGCGAGGACCTCCATACTGCTATTTTTGTCACCAGTCAATAAAAGAAGTAGGAAAGAGAGAGGCGCTTTCATGTTTTTTAACCCGGTTTACCTATTGTATAGTCACGGGCCCCCGATCAGATCCCAGATGTGCCTGGGGTACCTTCGGGGGCATCTACTCGCACCTCCTGGACTAACTCGATATCCCCCCAATCCCAGGACAAAGCTGGTGTCTAGTTTCCCCAATCAAACCTGGCCCTGCAAGGGTGGCTTCAGACAGGATGTTCAGCTTGGGGCTACTTAGAGTAGCCCCTCACTTGGACCCTGTCTTGCCACCTAGCCTTTTGGGCCCCAGGGAGAGGGTCACCCCTCTGTGACCCCTGGGCACTACAGGCAAAGGGTTTGAGCGGTACTAATAGTCCTCGCTAAGGCTGATCTTGAGATTCAACCGGGTTAGGGCTTACCCCGTGGAGTAAGGGTAGGGAGCCACCCTATAACTAACTTTGGGGGTTAGGGCAGTAGGGGGTG